TAAAATGATTTCTAGAAGGAGAGATGGATACAATAAAACTATAAATGTAATGGAGAATCATATTCACATAATGAGGTGAGCAAATGGCATATGAATATATATTTGATGTAACAAAATGCTGGTATATTGATGTATGCAATAAATTTCAAACAGAAGAATGCAATGCTAGTTGTATTAGATATATGGAAATGGATTATTTAATGCAAAATAGCGGGATACCAAAAAATAGACAATATAGTGTTTCATTGATTCCGTCAAAAAATGATGTTCAAGCATTTTTAACCTTAAAAGATATAAAAGATAACATCGTAGAATTTGTTCAGAATGGAGAAAGTGTTTATATTTATAGCAATAATTTTGGTAATGGAAAAACTACTTGGGCTATAAAACTTATGCAAAAATATTTTGATAATGTATGGGCAGGTAATGGATTTAGATGTAGAGGTATATTTATTCATGTTCCAACCTTTCTTACAAAAATTAAAGAAGGTATAAGTAAAAAAGATGAAGATTTTGAATTATTAAAAAGCAGATTATTAACAGTTGATTTAGTTATTTGGGATGATATAGCTGCAACAAAATTGGGAGATTTTGACCACGCAAACTTGCTTACCTATATTGACCAAAGAAAGTTACAACAACTTTCTAATATTTATACCGGAAATTTATCTCAAGAACAATTACAAGATGCTCTTGGAAATAGATTAGCTAGTAGGGTATGGAATGACAGCATTCCTGTTCGATTTGTCGGGGCGGATAGGAGGGGTATTAAATGATTACATTACAAATATTAAATAAGGTTCTTCAAACTCAAGATATGCAATTAATAAATAAAAATGCTCTTACTGAAGAATATTTTATAGGATATGAAAAAGAATTTAATTTTATAGTTAATCATTTTAATAAATATGGTAAAGTTCCAGATAAAGCCACATTTTTAGCTAATTTTAATGATTTTAATTTTATAGAAGTTACTGAAACAGATAAATATTTATTAGATGCTTTATACGAAGAACATTTATATTATAAATCAGTAGAAGTAGTGCAAAAGGTAGCAGAATTATTAAAATCTAATGCTAATGATGCGGTAGAATATTTGCATTCTCAATTACCAAATTTACAAATAACAACTGCTAGTGAAGGAACTGATATTATTAGTCAAGCTGACGAAAGATATCAAGTTTATTTAGATAAAATGAATGCTAAAAATCCTTGGTATATTACCACAGGATTTGAAGAACTTGATGATATAGTACATGGATGGGCAAAAGGAGAAGAACTTGTGATATTATTTGCCAGAACAGGTCAAGGTAAATCGTGGGTATTAGCTAAAACATTAACTCACGCTTGGCAATTAGGGAATAGAGTAGGATATATAAGTCCGGAAATGAGCCCTACAAAAATAGGTTATAGATTTGATACTTTATTAAAAAATTTTTCTAATAGAAATTTAGTTTGGGGAAAAGATGAGCCTAATTATAGTGATTATATAAAAGAACTAAAAAATTATAAGAATCCATTTATAGTTGCTACTCCATTAGATTTTCAAAAGAAAATAACAGTGACAAAATTAAAACATTTTTGCCAAACTAATAAATTAGATATATTAGGAATAGATGGAATAACTTACCTTACTGATGAAAGATATAAAAAAGGAGATAATAAAACTATTACTTTAACAAATATTAGTGAAGATTTAATTTCATTAAGCGTTGAGCTTAATATTCCAATATTAGTAGTAGTGCAGTCAAATAGGCAGGGAGTAAAAGATATAGATTCAGAAGGAACTCCAGAATTAGAAACTATTAGAGATTCTGATGGAATTGCTCAAAACGCCACTAAGGTAATAGCTTTAAGACAAACCGGAGCAGGATTAGAATTTGGTATTAAAAAACATAGAGATGGAATAAGTGGAGGAAAATTAATTTATTATTGGGATATAGATAGAGGACAATTTAATTATATTCCATCAACAGAAGATGCAGTTAAGCCAGAAACAAGGCAGCGAAAAGCAGATGAAATTAAAAATTCATTTAATGATGGTACTGATGTATTTTAGGAGGCAATTAAATGTTTTATGTAAATAATAATCCAATATTAGCTGATGAGTTAGAGGTTCTTAAGGAATTAAAATCTCAATTAGAATTAAATGGTATTTTACGATTTGCTGAATTTAAAGTTGGTTCAAGCAATATACAATTTAATTGTCCTATTCATAATGATGGTCAAGAAAAAAGACCATCGTGTGGAATATCAATAATAAATAAAGAGAATGTGCCTGCAGGTACGGTTCATTGCTTTGCCTGCGGGTATACCGCATCATTAGAAGAAATGATAAGCCATTGTTTTGGAAAAAATGATAATGGTGAATTTGGAAAAGAATGGTTGATAAAGAATTTTTTAACTATTTCTGTAGAAAATAGAAAAGATATAATACTTGATATTAATAGAAATAATAATACAACTAATAATACTAATTATATAAATTATATTACTGAAGAAGAATTAGATACATATAGATATTATCATCCTTATATGTATCAAAGAAAACTTACTAATGAAATTATTGAAAAATTTGATGTTGGTTATGACAACCATTTTGAATTAAAAGATAAATTTGGAAAAGTTAAAAATGTATTAAAATGCTTGACTTTTCCAGTAAGAGATGAGAAAGGCAATGTATTATTTATAGCAAGAAGAAGTGTTGATATTAAATTTTTTCATTATCCAGAAGGGGTAGATAAACCAGTATATGGATTATATGAATTACCAAAAGATACAGATGAAGTAATAGTTTGTGAATCAATATTAAATGCTTTAACTTGCTATGTTTATGGTAAACCAGCCGTTGCCTTATTAGGATTAGGGACAGAATATCAATATGAACAATTAAGAAAACTTCATTGTAGAAAAATAATAACGGCATTTGACCCAGATATGGCAGGATATAGAGCTACTCAACGATTAAAAAAAGCTTTAAAAGGATATAAATTAATTACCTCCTATATATTACCAGAAGGAAAAGATATTAATGATTTAGAAGAAGATGAATTTAAAAATCTTGAAGAAATTTTTTAAAAAATAGTTGACTTAATTAATAATATGTTATATAATATTATTGAGGAAAGAAGTTAGAAACACTTTAAACACTATAAAAACTTAGGAGGAGATGTTATTATGAAAAATTATGGCTACAGATTAAAGGTTAGGTTCGGAAAGAAGTGGATGTATGGTTTAGTTAGTTATCCAACAGTAGAGTTAGCGCAAGCCAGATTAGATGAACTGGTAGCATTAGGGCATCCGAAATCACATATTAAAATACAACCTGAATCAGAAATATTTTGTCAAGGAGGAAACGAAAAATAGAGTATCAATCAGTTAGAAATGGTCAGTTGGCAGAATTAGTCAGTGAGAATGATAATCAAACCAATGTTAATTAAACAAAAAAGCCGCTAAGTAGTTTTAATACTCAAACAACTGAAAACTTTAAAGGAGGATTAAAAATGTTAAAAACACTTAATACCCTTTCGCCCCTTATTATTGACGAGCATAGAAATATGACTTTAGAAGAAATAGCAGAAGCTTACAGGAAGGATTTAAATCCTTCTCTGTTAGCTCTAGCATTTCATAAAACTTTTAAACTTATTATTGATATATCTAAAAGATATTATGGATTAAGTAGTGAAGATATAGCAAGTTTTTCATTAGAAAAACTCGATTTTGCTTTACAAACTTACAAAGCAGATGAATCTAATTTTACAACTTATTTTAGTAAAATTTTAATGAATAAATTTAGAGAAGAAACACAAGCCTTAAATACCTATAAAAGAAAAGCTATATTTTTTTCTGATAGTTATGAAGCTATTAAAGAAAAGGGATTTGATATCCCAGATTATATGCCTGAAAATGAAGACCTTGATTATATATTAAAACCTTATAATTTGACAGAAAGAGAATTAGCATATTGTAAATTAATCATAGCTGATTATACTAATGCAGAAATATCAATGAAATTGGGGGTTAGTGTGATGACTTTAAGTAATATTAGAAAAAGATTAAGAAAAAAATTAATTCCATTAACTTTAGAATTTTGATAAATTTTCTATATAATAAGTATAGGAGGGATTTAATTAATGATAAGAAGATTGATGCAAAAATTATCTATTTGGTTTTTTAGAAAATCATTTAACTTAAAGAGTTCAAGCCGAAAGGCTGACTAATAAAAAACTTTAAACCAGAAAGGGGAAAAATTATGCCACGTTTTAATGTTAAAGAAGTTGATAATTACGGAAGTCAAGGAGGTGGAGGATTTTTTTCATTAAAAAATGACAAAGATGTAGCCACAGTGAGATTTATGTATAATACTATTGATGACGTTGAAGGATTTGCAGTGCACGAAATTGAAGTAAATGGTAAAAAACGTTATGTGAATTGTTTAAGAGAATACAATCAACCAATAGATGATTGTCCATTATGCGCAGCAAATTCTAGAGTTATTGCAAAGATATTCGTAAAATTATATGATGTAGAGAGTGGAGAAGTAAAAATTTGGGATAGAGGAAAGACATTTTTTAGTAAATTATCTAGTTTATGTGCTAGATATAATCCATTAGTTTCAACTCCATTTGAGATTGAAAGAAATGGTAAAAAAGGAGATACTAATACGACTTATGAAACATATGCACTTAATACAGATGATACCACATTAGAAGATTTACCAGAAGCTCCTCCTATACTAGGTACATTAGTTCTTGATAAAACATATGAAGAATTAGAATTTTATCTTGATAATGGGTATTTTGAAGAAGATATACAAAAAACAATATCTCAAAGAAATCCAGAAAGAGATAGACGACCATCATATCAAGAACAAGAACCTCAAAGACGAAGAACTCCGGTTAATGCATCATCAGAAAAAGAATCTATTCCACATCCCACAAATCGACGTAGAGTAAATATACCAGAGGACAAGTTTTAGTATATGGCTAGTTTATTTAACCTCCCGCCGAGGTCAACCAAAGCGGGAGATTCTTTACTAGCAAAGAAAACTTCAAAAACATCTAAAGTCGATAATGTGGGAATTACAATTAAAGGTGGAGATGGATTATTAGAAAGAATATCAAATATTAATGCGATGGTAAATAAAAATCTTGGTAAATATATTGATAGATATGATGTTATTAAAGAAGAAAATATACTTGAAAAATATATAGATGATTGCATTAAACAAGGTATTGTTTCAATTGATACAGAGACCGATAGCTTAGACCCTATAACTTGCACGCTTGCTGGAATATCTCTTTATACAATTGGAAATAAAGCAGTGTACATTCCATTGCATCATATTAATTATATAACCAGAGCAGAAATTGAAAATCAAATATCAGATAAATTTATAACATCCCAAATGCAAAGATTGGTTGATAATAATGTTAAGATAGTAATGTTTAATGCTAAATTTGATATAAGAGTGATAAAAAATAAATTAAATGTAGAATTAATTCCATATTGGGATTGTTATATTGCTGCAAGATTATTAAATGAAAATGAACCAGAGAATAATTTAAAAGCTCTCCATAAAAAATATTGTTTAAAAGGGGAAGGAGATGCTTTTGCATTTGATTCATTGTTTAAAGGAATTCCTTTTACTCTTATACCAATTAATACGGGATATTTATATGCCGCTAGAGATGCAGAAATTACATTTGAATTATTTGAATTTCAAAGACCATTTCTTACAAAAGATGACCCAATATGTATTGAAAGAGATTTAACAGGACCTGCTTATGTATTTCATAATATAGAGATGCCATTAATAAATATTGTAGCTGAAATGGAAGATACTGGAATAGCATTTGATTTTGAATTTGCTGAAAAGTTATCAAAAGAATATAATATAAAATTAAAAGAAGCTGAAAACAAATTTTATAAATTATGTGATGATTTTGGTGAAGAATTAGATAAATATAGAGAAAGGCAAGGGGCAGCTAATAAATTAGAATATCCAATAAATATTTCAAGCCCAACACAAATAGCAATAGTGCTTTATGATGTTCTTGGTATTGAACCTCCAGATAAAAGTAAACCTAGAGCAACTGGAGAAGAAATATTGCAAAAAATTAATCATCCAATAGCTAAAGCTATATTAGAGTATAGAGAAATAGCAAAATTATTAAGTACCTATATAGATAAAATGCCTACTGTCGTAAATTCTAAAACAGGCAGAATTCACGCAAGCTTTAATCAAATAGGGGCTAATACTGGAAGATTTAGTAGTTCAGACCCAAATATGCAGAATATACCTTCACATAATAATGATATAAGAAAGATGTTTAAAGCAACTGATGGATATGTATTATTATCTAGTGATTATTCTGCTCAAGAACCACGATTAACCGCCCATATGAGTGGTGATGAAAAAATGATTGCAGCATATAGAGAAGGAAAAGATTTATATGTAGAAATAGCTTCAATTGCATATAATCTACCTTATGATGAATGTAAAGAATTTAGAGAAGATGGCACAAAAAATCCAGAAGGGAAAGAACGAAGAAATGCAGCAAAAGCGATAGTATTGGGAGTTTGTTACGGAAAAGGAGTTCCAGCTATTGCAGAAGATTTAGGAGTTTCTAAAAAGAAAGCGCAGGAAATTTATGATAAGGTTATGATTTCATTTCCAGGATTGAAAAAATTTATGGAAGATAGTGAAAATATGGCAAGAGAAAAAGGATTTGTAACAACTGTATGGGGAAGAAAAAGGAGATTACCTAATATGCAGCTTGAACCTTATGAATTTAGTTATATTGATGGAGTTCCGAAAGATTTTGACCCTCTATTTGATGAAGAAGATGAAATTAATAATGACTCATTAGAAGTAGATGAAAATATAAAAAGAAAATATATAAATTTACTAAATAGAGCCTATGGAAAAAAAGAAAAAGAGGCCATTAAGGCTAAGGCTAGAGCTGAAGGAATT